CCTCGTTGTACCCAAGCCGTTCCATTGTATACAAAAGCCTTAACATGACCCTTACTCGCATCATGACCAGGTGCACCCACAGCTACTACACTATCATTACCACCACTCGTGACAGGATCCGAGAGAGAAACAGTTGATCCAAATTTATCACCACCACCAACACCATCTATATTCGAACCAGTTTGTTGCCACCCGTCACCAACCGTGTATGTCCAAATCTGTACACGTCCTCTATTAGTAAAACCAACCTCGGTAAATTCTGGAGCACCTACTGCAACTCGAGTACCATTACTGGATAAAGAGACTGAAGTTCCAAATTTTTCACCAGCAGTTCCTCCATTAATGTCACTCCCTAATTGACCCCAAGCTGTTCCATTGTATTGGTAGACTCGGACATGTCCTTTACTACTGTCATGAATTGGTGCTCCCACAGCAAGGGCTGTACCTGTGTTAGATAAAGAAACAGTTGTTCCGAATAAGTCTCCGTCACCTGCGCCAATAAGATCGGTACCTAATTGAGTCCAAGTTCCTGAGATTAGTTTGAATACCCTAACACGACCCTTATTTTGATTGACGTTATCTGGAAATCCATTGTTATCTTCATCAACTTGTAATTCATACTTGGGTTCACCTATGGCTATAGTAGTGCCATCGGGTGACAGAGCCACTGAGTACCCCGAATCATCGTTTGCGTTAGTGCCAATAATATTAGCACCTATCTGCTTAGGTTCGAGGGCCACACTCTCATCCACGTTCTCAAACTTGGTATTTCTCAAAAACCAATGAAGACACTTCACAGGGATGTTTGGAACCAAGTTTGTACGAATCGCATTTTTACCAAGTTCACTCACGGTTGTTGGATGTTTACGAACTAAATCAGTTACAACAACTTGTCTTTCATGACTGAGATAATTCCTCTCTTCGGGGCTCACTGTGATTTCCTCAGTAATAAGTTTGAAATCATCAAGAATGAGGGTATCTAATGTATCTGTGAAGAAAGATTGTTTATGAAACTCTAGTACAAATTCAATTTTCTGTTTATGTACGGCACATGTAGGGAAGTAGGGTCTATTTGGTTTATTAGTTGTGTACTCATCACTCGCGTATTTACGAGCAAAGAAGAACTGCATAGGTATCATTAGATCTGTCTCAAGTCTAGAGACTGAGTCTGTTGTAGTAGAGTCATCAAAACCAATACTTCTGTTTACAAGAAATCTATTTGCTACTTTTTCAGACATTTCTAAATAAAGTTCATCGTATATAATTCCCCAATCACTCTCAATCTTTTCCAACTCTGTGTCATCCACGAACATCGTTACACTTTTGAGAATATGTCTCCCCAACTGATCCGCGTAGTTTCCATTTGTGACCTTAGGCATTTTTATGCTCAACCACATATTACTAAGCAAGTCGCCCATATTTTGAGGGTTAAACTGAACCTTTATGGTTTGCCCAAAAGGCCAATTAGGGATCTGCCCCGAATTGATTACATTCTTACTCCTGTGATATTTCCGAAAGTCAGAATGCCTTCTTGTAGTATTCGGGTTGAAGAACGACTCCGCTGGATCCTTGCAAAGCAAGTACGTGTCTTGCTTTCCAATAGCTTTAAGTGAAATTTTTGCCGCTTCACCCATACTTATCTATTGTCTACATATTTTTAATATCATCTTTCCACATTGTCATAGGAGAAGTAGACTTCATAATCTGGAGTTCTGTTTTTGCTTGTTTGGACTGTGCCAAAAGCTCTCTGACACTCTCATCTGTGTACTGAACTGTCTTGATGTTTAGAAGGTAGTCATAGCTTCCATTTACTTCTGGGAACAGATCAGATAATTGGTTCTCGAGATCCTGCTTTTTACGACGGAAGACCACAATGTCTCCATTGATGACCATAGACACAAAGCGAGACTTGTAGTCACACATCTTAGATTTAGCCTCAAGAACCTTGATTAGGTACTCTTTCCGCTTATCATAATAGTCACGACGAAGGGTGATAAAGTCCATTAGGATCTCTTCAGGTGTCTCATACTTATGAATACCTTTGGTGGGATGGAATAAATGCATATTGCTTGTACGAAAAGTCTTTTGAAGTTTAAGATCCTTAATAGCATCTTTGCCATTGTAGTCTTGGATCAAGAAATCCACATTCTCAGTTGTACTGTTATTTGTGAAACCACTGATGATTTTCTTTTCAACGAGGGTATCCAGATGTTCTTTGTAGTCTTGTGTCCAGCGTCCCGGTGGTAGCTCAGTCACCTTAACCGTCCTTCCAATGACTGTCCATACACCTTGGGTCATCCATGAATCATCTTGTTCAAAAACTTTTCCTTTGAAACCTCTGAACCAAGGCTTCATCCTTTTGATAGGATTGCCATCAAGGAAGTTGAGGATATTGTCACGAATATCCTTGGGATTGAATGGAGGCACGTAGCAACTGAAACCAGTACCAATACCCTCACTTCCATTGACCAAGATCATAGGTAGAGTAGGCATATAGAACTCGGGCTCAATCGAGCGACCATCATCGTCTAGATATGTTAGAATCGCATCATCTCGAGGATCAAATACATTCCTTGCTTCGGGCGTCAGTCGTGTGAAGATATATCTCGTCTGGCTAGCATCCTTTCCACCCATCAACCTGGTTCCAAACTGACCACAAGGTTCTAAGAGATTCAAATTGTTGGAGCCCGTATAGTCATTGGCTAACTTCACAATTGTATCAGCGAGAGATACTTCACCGTGGTGATAGGCACTCTTCTCAGCCACGTATGCGGCCAATTGAGCTACTTTCATCTCCGCAGTCAAATTCCTTTGAAAACAAGAATACATTACCTTACGCTGCGAAGGTTTGAGTCCATCACAAACATGGGCAATAGAACGCTTCAAATCAGCGAGTGAGAAATTCACTAGATCTTTGTGAACAAAGTCTGTGATAGCCAGTTGTTTCACATTACCATAAGAAACCTCCAGCTCCTTGGGGTCTTTTGCTGTGCTTTCAAGAAGCCACGTCTTACGGTCATCAGCCTTCTTCTTGTCAAATGCCAAGGTAATAGATTTATCAGACATTACATCTGTATTAAACTTGACGGTAAGGTCTTCTATCTTCTTGAAGTACTCCCTAGCCTCCGCAGAAGTTGAGGTACCCAAACCCTTGTAGTACTTGATACGCCAACCAGATTGTCCATTTCCATACCATGTACGAAATGCGGAGTCTGTATAGAAGGATTTACTTTGATTACCCCTAGAAGCCTTGATGATGGGTGTGACCATTGAAACAACAAATCCCAATTTGAGGAGACTGGGCCAGAAATAGTCAATCATGTTTAGGATCAGACCCTTGATATGTGAACCGTCGTTATCTGCGTCTGTCATGATCATGAGACGACCATAGCGAAGCTCGGATACATCTTTGTAGTCCTTTCCCTGTTGGAGACCCAAAATCTTCTTGAGGTCATTGAACTCCTGGTTCCCTGTAAGCTGTGCGACAGATGCATCTCTGACATTTTTACACTTCCCTCGAAGCGGGAAGACACCGTAGTGGTCTCTACCAACCACTGAGAGACCAGCGACGGCGAGTGTCTTAGCCGAGTCACCCTCTGTGACGATGAGTGTACACCTAGAAGATTGGGCTGTCCCAGCTTTGTTTGCGTCATCAAGCTTGGGGATGCCAGTAATCTTAGACTTCCGAGCTCCACCATCAGTTTTGGCCAATTCTTTCATTTCCTTAAATTTTGAAAGAGCTGTAAGCTCATCAGAAATACCCGTCTTAAGAGCATTCTTGACGAATGTTTTAGGCATATCAAATTTAGAACCAAAGTCTTGTGCTTTTAGGGTACACTCAGACTTAACCTGACTCGAGAAAGTTGGGTTCTCAAGGATTGCCTTCACAAAGATTGCGAATGTGTTCTTAACCTGTTGAGGCCTGAGTTTGATTTTCTTAGCCATGTCCTCAATAATCCCCGCAGCCACTAGAGAAGCTGCGTGATCAACGTGGGTTCCACCCTTAGTTGTACAGATACCGTTCACGAATGATACCTGTTGCATACCATCCTCGGATGGACCAATACATACTGACCATCGGTCGGTTGTAACACAGTGTACATTATCTACACCAGTGTGCATTTTTGCGTAAGCCTCAAAGTTCTGTTTTGGGAGAACCTCGTCATTGAACTTTACTTTACAGTTTGGGGTTGTACAGATGTTGGCATCCCAGACTCTCTTTTGGAAAATCTTATAGATTGTGTTATCCATCTTAGACATCTTAAAACGCCTCCAATCTGGTGTGAACGTTACAGCCACGGATGATGTGGCACCCGAATGTTTTTTTATTTTTGGTGGTTCGCATACAGTCATATTGTTAGACCACTTTTGGGTATACGTCTGCTTTGTTTCATGATCCTTAATGACAATTGAAAAATCTGATGAGTAAATATTCGTCAACTTGGCTCCATAACCATTACGACCCCCAACAATTCTCTTTTGAGAGTCGTCATAGTTTGTACTTGTGAGGAGATGCCCAAAGACCAATTCAGGATTCCAGATACCTTCCTTCTCATGCATACGAACACTGATACCTCCGAGAGGTCCATTGTTTTCTATGGTTACAGCACCAGTCTCCTTGTCTATAGAGACTGAAATGGATGAAACATTCTTGGGGTGCATAGAGTTGCGATCGATTGCGTTGACGAGGATTTCATCGAAGATCTTCAAGAGAGCTGGGGAATACTTGACGTTTTTCTTCTCAAATTGGGATTTGTTACCATTGAGAATCCAATACACCTCAGTACTCAAGTCTACTGGACCGACATACGAGTCAGGTCTCTTGAGAATGTGTTCAATGTGGGTGAGCTTTTGAACTGATTCCATGATTTTATTACAACTCAAAACTCTAACTTAGGTAAAAAAATCTCAGCTTATATCAGATGACGAATAATAATAATCGTGCTCAACTAAAAAAAGCTGAACAAGAGCTGAAAAATATGAAAAGAAAGTATCTAAACATGTTGAATAATAACGGTAAAAATAACAATAATAAAACCAAAAATAGCCCAAAAAACAAGAATGTTGCCACGTGGTTAAATCGTGAAATGTCCCCGGGTAACAAGACTAATATAAAGCCATCCAAGAGAGCTTATCTTAAAACGAATGTGGCTGGGAATGGTAAGATTCTTCATGTTTATGATAGGGATGGTTTGAAGAATTACTTGGCGTTTTCGGATAAGACGGGTCTAAATGCTGAAAGACCTAGTCCTCTGACACGTAAACCATTCAAACTCAAAAACATCAAGAAGTATCCACCCAAACTTATCTTAAAAGTTAGGCGCGGTAAAAAGACCACTAAGTCATGATCTTCTTTTTAACAGATTCAAGAAGTTTCAAAACAGATAATATAATTAGTATCTTCTTGTTGATTGGTATCCGTATTTCATTTAGATGTGGTAAAGAAGGTCTTTTTAGTTTTTTATGAATTCGTTTTAATGAATCACATGTTTTGAGATATTTCCCCTCTGACATGTGATCCCTAGTTTCATCAATTGTATTCATCACTACGAGTAGATCTTCATCTACTGCCATAAATTATAATGATAATTTTTCTTTAGTTACCTTAAGAAGACATGTACACGTTCTTCATAATCGCCATATTTGTTCTCGTACTGGTGATGCAAAATAAGTCGAGGGGGCTGACCCATTCCATCAAAAAATTGGTAAGACAATCAGCTCGTTATGCCACAGCTGCGCAACAGGACAAGTCTCCAGCTATAGCTATACTTCACGCAAATTACGCGGTGGCTTATCTCTACGCACTTAAGGATATTGCATCTGATTCTCAAATACATAATGCCACTGGTATAGATGTTAAGAAGTTTGTAGAACATGTTACAAATGTACAAGATATGGTGACTAAACAGACGACTGAAAAATTCCCGGACTTTGCTGGTCGCGTAGATATGTATCTTTCAGAAATTGGTGGTGAATCCCAATGAGTACCTAAGTGAAACTTGATGATTTGGAAAATCAACTTAATCTACGAATATGGAGATTGTACGAAATGATCTTTGGAACCAATGTCTCAAGGATGCGATGAAAATGTATCGCATTGATGAGGCAAATGAAAAGTGTGAAAGTTTGGCAGATGCTACTTGGAAAATGAAAATGTCCTATAAGAATCATGAGAAGAAGAAGGATAGTAGACAAATAATCATTTTGGACAAGGCTCCGACAGTTGTAAACGAACAACGCAACCAGGTTAAACATTGTCAAGCTACGACAATGGCGGGAAAACCTTGTTCTTTCAGGGCTGTCTGTGGGGGTTTCTGTAAAAAACACAGAATTGATAAGGGTAGTGGTATTGGTAGAAAAATTAAAATAGGTAGTTAATATAAAGATCATGTTGGATCAGGAAAGTCTCAGACCTGTAATAATATCAATGTCTCTCTATCTCATCATAAGCGTTCTCGTGCCTCGTCTAATGACAAAGCCAACTGGTATAGGTTTTATTGATGATCTTGTTATGTATTTGATTGCACAAAAAGATTCAATCATGAACGGTACTATTCTCATTGGTCTTATTGTTCTCGCCACCAATTACGTTGATAACAAACTCCTCCAAGACGTTCTTCCGTCCAACTAAATTTCGTGTATGAGCGTGATCCATCTCTCTAACACGATTATCATACGCGTGCCTCATGAACTCCAAGAGTTGGTCAAAGTTTGGTTCACCCCAAACCATACCTTTTTTGAAGAGAAAATCGTCCCTCTCCAATTCTTGAAGTCCACAGTCAATCGTATAAGGTGTTTTGATATATTCAGATGCTCCACCGTAATTTGTTATAATCACTGGTTTATCTCGCATCGCAGCCTCAACCGCACCCATACCAACACCCTCTGAGTGTGAAAAGTTCACATAGCAATCACACTTGTTATGAAGATTATCCATTTCTTCATCCGTTAACATATCATTTGTAACTTCAACTCTTGGGAATGGGATATGTACAGCTTGATTACTCGTGGCTTTGACTACCAGACGTGTATTTGGTTCATTCAGTCGCACAAAAGCCTGAAGAATGTC